TCACCTCGCTCAACACTTCTTCATTCAGATAGACATTAGGTAGGTCTTCTGGTTTAAAGAATACTTTTAAACTAATGTCTACTGTGATCATAGCTTTTCAATTCTTTCTTCAACCAGTCTAGCATAGCCAATGATGTCATGCCATGAGTCATGATACCAAGGATCACCATTAACAATGCGAGACATTTTGTTACAGATGAGATCAAGGCTTTCCTTCATATCATCATCCATCTCTTTCCATACTTCACCAGATCTCAAAGTATCTTTCAATGCTTGAGAAACTCTAGAGACATCTTCTTTATAGTTGCCATATCTAGTGGCTCTTGTTGCCAGTGTATCATCTACATTCATTGCACACCACCAATTGTTTTAGTGTTAATACTGAAGTTGCCATCACCAAAGCTGTCATGGTCTGCGTTGTAAAAGAAGTCACCAACATCACCAAACATCTTACCGCAATATTCAACAAGCTTGTTAGCAAGCTTCTCATCTTCTTCCATGTGTGGAATTACTGATGCCAATATCGTAGCCATACCAATCAAGTTATTAACTTCATCTTCACTGATAGTTAGTGGACCAAAGCCACTGACTAATACTTGAAAGGTGTTTGTATATTTACCATCCACAATAATAGGACGGAGGATGAGGGCAATGTCATTAGGTTTTAAGTTTGTGGGGGAGTCCATATCTGTCCTTCATATCTTCGTAGAAAAAGAAGCTGAGCATTCTCTAACACTCTCTCAGCATTACCTTCATAAGCTTCCAACACTTTGTTGTATAGCTCAAGTTCATCTGTTGTGTCCCCAATTATTTTGGCTGCTTTCACTGGACCAACACGGAACAATCCTTTGATGTTATCAGCAGCATCACCTGTCAGCATCTGTGTATACAGCTTAACCAAGCCTTGCTCTGGTGTGATGTAATAGCCCAAGTGCTTTACAAAGTTGTAATGCCAACCAACAATTTGATCTAAGTCTTTGTCTAAAGACACGATGACACAATCGTCACCAAGTCTTGTTGCTTCAATAGCGATGGCATCATCAGCTTCCTGTCCATCAGAGATGGTAGCTCCCCATTCTTTTACTAGATAGCTTCTAAGGAAAGCCAGATGCTTTGGCTTAGGCTTGTCTACTCTATTCCCTTTATAAGGAACAGTGGTGGCTATCTGATATCTGAAGTTGTTCTTGCCTGTTAAGAACATATGCCACTCATCTACAAAGCAATCAGGGTAGATACTATCAACACCACACATGAGGACATCAACAATTAAACGATCCAGTGTTCGCTGTGCCGTTGCTTCGTCTTCGTCCTCACATGCGGATGCTGCACGATAGGCGAATATATCGCTATCGAATAGTGCTTTCATTAAGCAACTTCTGTTACTTCAGCAGTCTTTGCTGCCTCAGCCGCTTGAAGTTGTTCAGTGCCTTGCTGTCGGATAGCAGCAATGGTGTCTGTAACAGCTTCAAAGGGAAGCTTAGCAAGTGCTGCCAGTACCAAGTTTAATTGGTCCAGAGTTAGTGTAATGTTCAAGTTCATAATACGTCCTCATCATCTGCATCAATACCGCTAGCAGTAGAATATTCTACCAATTCTGTAATCACCAGCTTCTTCAATGAAGGGCTAACACCCTTCTTGTTCTTGTATGTCCAAGAATATGTAGACACCAACGCCTTGCCTTTACTACCGTTGCCAATGGCTTCAGTAATTTCATCATTGTCTGTGTCAAAGACACGGATAGGCTTCTCTGATTTGCAAGTGATGTACTTGCCCATGTCAGCCTTCTTGTCTTCACCAGTTTGTACACTGATGCCCATGTCTTCCAATGCTTCAACAGCAGCGTCAGACAGGTTACACAGGTTAAGCTGAAACTTACCAGACATGTCATTCACCTTATTGTGTTGACACCAGAACACATCAGCTTTAATCTTGATGGCTTTCTTTTCTTCACTCATAATATTCTCCAATATGAAAACGGTCTGAACGGCAGACCAACAACCGCACCAATTAAACTTTGTTCTCGTCTAATCGATGATCACCACACCAGTCTGTCATGTAGACAACTGGATAACCTCCCATTGTTGGAGCATGCCTACGGCAGCGTCCAATCTCACTTACATCTCCGAGTAGTTGCGTTGTTTTAGGAACAAACCAAATACAAGTTTTACATCTCATACCATCTGATCTATGTTTCCAAGGATCAGGATTGACAGCAGCTTTAGTCTCATACATTTCTATCTCCTTAATGACACTTAATTATAAAGATGTTTTCTGTAAATAGCTAGAAGCACTCTGAAGAAACTGCACACTATCTTGAAATAAACCCAAGCCACGATTGCAATTGTGACACAGCATCCCTCTAACTCTACCCGTTGAATGGCAATGATCCACCACAAGTTTTATCTTGTGATGAGCTTGCATTTTAAACCCCTCACTTCCACAGATAGCACACTTCTCATCCTGACTTTTAAGCATCTCCATGTACTGAGAATAATTTATTTTATATTCTCTTTGGAGATACTTCTCTATCAAGGCAATGTCTGCACATTCCTGACTGCAATACATGTGGCTAGGAGCCATTGGTTTAAATACAGTAGAACAAAGTCTACAAGGTTTCTCTTTAAAGAATCCTTGTGGATATTTCTTTGGCTCTGCTGTCATTTCTGTCTGTCTTTTGTTTCCTTTTAAGTACATAGTGAAACCCTTTCACTATAGTTATACCATAAAAATATGTTCAGTTCAAGTCTTAGTGAACATCCCGCCAGTTTTTACCTATGCGTCCTTCAGCACCAACAGGACAACGAAACCCTAAAGACACACCTGCATCTAGTGCGGCCTGTACAGTTAAGTCTTTAACTAGTTCAGCTTGTTTGGGTAAGCATTCAAGAACAACTTCGTCATGGACAACAGCAAGTAACTTAACATCCACTCCGTATTCCTTGTACTTCTTGTTGGCCTCCACAATCCACTGCTTAGCAATGATGGCTCCTGCGCTTTGTAACAAAGTGTTTAAAGCTGCGTGTTCAGATCGAATCCATACACGCCTACCATCAAGGCCGGGCAAGTGTCCTTTGCTCATGAACTTAGATATCTTTTTCTTAAGTGCTGCTAGGCCGGGTGTGTTGTTAATAAAGTTATCTAAAAGTTTCTTACCTTTAGAACTATTAGCTCCAACAATACTACCAATCTTTGCTGCTCCTGCCCCATATGATGCGGCATACACCAGAGTCTTCGATAGATTCCTAGCCTTCTTGTGTTCGTGGTTGTTATCATCTTTGATTGTTCCTTCCGGAACTAAACCAAAACTCTGAGCATTCTTCCAGTGAACATCCCCATTAAGAAGCTCATGCTGCCATCCTGCGTCTTGTAGATAGTGAGACATACAGCGCAGTTCAATGCCTGATAAATCGACACCTACCATGACCTTGTCTTTAGGTACAACCCACATCTCCCTACACTCCAACCCATATGCAACAGACGCATTAGGAATCTGCCCAATGTTTGGATTACTGTGGGTCATCCTGCCAGTGACAGCACCGTTAGTAGTAACCCTACCATGCACTCGCCCATCGTCACCAACTAGTTCAAGCCAACTACTTATCTGGGCTACACGTTTTTGAATCATTAAGTATTCAGCTACAAGCTTAGCCTCTGGCAAGTCAATCTTCTCAAGCACAGCTTCGTCAACAATGACATTGCCTTTGTCTGTCTTCTTTGTAAAGACAACACCAAGCCCTGCCAATCGCTCAGCAATTTGCTGTCTACTGCCGGGATTAAAGACGGTGACTTTATCCTTGAGCTGCTTGCCTGTCTTCTCAGAGAAGCGTTGCTCTACGATGGGAGGAAACACCTGCTGCATGCTCTCTTCAATGTCAGACATGCGTCCACTAAGTGTTGCACTAAGTACCATAGCTTTCTCCATGTCTAGCATGAAGCCGTTGTCTTCCATCCCTCTGCAAATGATGGCAACATCATGCTCAAGCTGAATGCTTTGTAGGGAAAACCCTTCCTTCACCATTGTTGTTGTCAGAAAAACATACAGTTTTTCTAAAAGTTGAACATCCTGTTCACAGTAGGTAGCCATCTCTTGTGTCCATCCACCATCGAAGTCAGTGAATCCAATCTTGTAGCTGCCTAAGCGGTAGCCCCATGCCTCTAAGCTGTGTGGACTAGGGGCTTTGCCTTGCTCAGGAATAACAATGTCAATGTCGGGCTTGTACAGGCGTGACATCACCAATGTATCCACCAACATGTTGTCTGGAATGACAACACCCCATACCTTCTGCAGCACTGGAGCATCAAAGCCAATGATGTTATGGCCTACCACTTGCTCACCATCTAAGTATTGTTGCAAGCTGTCGGCTTCCCGCCAGTGCCTCACCTCACCAGTGGTGTTGTGCTTAGTAACACACAACCAAATGGTGTCATGTTTCAGGTTTGTCTCTATGTCTAAGAAGATCATCGTCCTTGTCCTTATCATTTTGTCGGAGGTTGTCAATATCTTCCGACTGTTTGTAATCTTCTATTGAGTCTTTACCAAAGATGGCATTCCATCTAGTAGCCCATTCCTCATCAGCTATTGATTTGGGACGCTGAGTGTGTCCCTTTCCTCCGTCACTCATCGTTATATTCCCACACAATAATTGGTGTGTCCTTTCCTATGTAAGCATTCTCAATATTAAACTCAATGTATTCAAGTGCTTCCTCTTCAGTCATACCATCTCTAACGATGAGTTGTTGCACCATTACAAAGATGTCATACACCAACACTTCAACACGCTCATTACCATTCCATACAGAGGCTGTGCCTATGATGGCAATATCAAATCCATCCCACTTCTTCATAGCATAAGTCCTTCCATTGTGTCATCAATCTCGAACATTCTGCCAGTGTCTTTGTTATAAAGCAAGCTGCAAGCAGGACCAGTTTGTCCACTGTATCTATTCTTTAACACCCTCACCTTGGTGGTGTTGCGCTCAATGGGATCATCAGCTTGACCATTACGCTCTAGCGATATCACCATGTCACTAAGCTGTGCAATGGCAGCACTGCCTCGAAGCTGAGCTAAGCTAGTGGTTGCACCTTCTTCGTGTCCCTTATCTGAGGGACGCTTGAGGTGGCTAACAATAATGAGAGCAATGCTAGTTTCCTGCACAAGCATGCGAAGCTTGGTCATAATTTCATCAATGGCTTTACGCTCATCACCATTGTCCTGACTGGACACGATGATGCTTAAGTGGTCTAAGAATACATACTTACATCCCAATCCCTTAGCCATATACTTCACACGATTGACAATGTTTTCAATGGCTGTACTGCCGAAGTGGTCAAAGAAATAAAGCCTACCAGTACCTAGTGTTTTATCAAAGGCATCCTTGCGTACAGCTTCTGACACTTCAGATGTTGGTAGATGTAGTGGTGTGTCAGCAGCTAAGCTCATCATTGACAAGCCAGTCTTTCTCACACTCTCTTCAAGAAACATCAAGCCAATGTTATCACTGCTATTCTGTAGCAAGTGCCAAACAATTTCTCTAAGAGTTTGACTCTTACCTAAGCCACTACCTGCTGTGAATGTAACAAGCTCACCTGCTCTGATGCCATAGGTGATGTCGTTAAGTCCCTTCCAAGGGTAGAAACAATCTGCTGCTTCCATTGGCTTAGACACTAACTCCCACAGCCCAGTGCCACTGACAATACCATCAGGAACGAAAGGCTCTGCTGCCCACCAACGGGCTACGAATGCAGCTTCTTTGTTATCTGCTAGCCACTCGCATGCATCCTTGTATGCAGGGTCTGGTTTAAATATTTTGCACTTGCTGCCAAACAATTCAGCAACTTCCTTTGCTGCCTTCTGCCCTGCCTCATCACCATCAAAGCACAGCACAATGTTTTCAAAGCTGTTGATGTATTCGTAGTTTGCTTTAGCATCCTTCAATGCACTACCTGCACCTGTGCGAATGGATACCACTGGATATTTACTACCTGTCAATTGGTATGCAGCCAGTGCATCAAACTCACCTTCAGTGATGGTGAGATACTTACCATTGGATGGGTAGAGGTTCTGTCCAAACAATGTACCCTTGCTCCATCCACCCACTGTTGTGAACTTCTTGTCCTTCACTTCCCTACGCTTAGCCGCCACCAATTGGGAGTTGCTGTCGTAATAGGGAAAGTAGTAGAAGCCGTTGCTTCTAACAACGCCATAGCGTTCCATCGTGGTTTTGTTAATGCGTCTGTCTGACACAGACACACTGTGGCCTTCGTTATATTCCTTCAGGAAAGAGCTTGTGTCTTTCGTTTCTGTATCAACATCAATCACTTCAAGTCTTTCATTGTTAGTTGCGGGTGTATATTTATTACATACAAAACATTTGGTGGACATGTCATCATTGATGGACAAGCCATCACTGCTACCACATGTCTCACAAGGTTGATGGGTTTTTAGAAATGTCATAGCCCTTGTAAGTTATTTTGTTGGTCTTTAATACTTGCTCATATGCGTTAAACAGCTTAGCCATTCTAGCATCGTGAAGGGTGTGCAGTCCAATTAATAAGTTGGCTAACTCATCCTCTGTTGGTGTCTTCTCTCTATCCATCAACACCCACAGGATGGAGTCGATGTCTTCTTTAGTTATCCATGCTGCCATGATGAGGTTTTCAAGTTCATGTGCTTTCATTTCTTCATCCCTCGGATTGCTTTAGCACACCATAAAGCCGCACCATCTTTTTCCCAATGGCTTTCACACATCTTCGCAGCCTCCTC